CGCGAGGTCATGTCCTCGACCTCGGACGTGGCCCCCTGCCGCATCGTGGTCTCGACGCATCGGGGCTCGGGCACGGGCTACTACGACCTGACGCGCTCGGACATGCCGAAGATCACGCTCCACTGGACGCTGCACCCCGAGAAGAAGAAGGGCCTCTACTCCTCGCATCAGGGCATCCTCCTGAAGCTCGACAAGGAGTATCCCTTCCCTGACGATTACCCGTTTATCCTGGACGGAAAGAAGCGGAGCCCCTGGCACGACGCCGAAGAGCGGCGCCGCAAGAGCCGCATCGACATGGCGGAGAACGTGGACATTGACCCGCTGGCCTCGGGCGGGATGTTCTTCGAGGGCGACGTGCTGGACCGCCACATCGGGCAGTACTGCAAGCCGCCCATCCACCAGGGCCGGCTTGAGTTCGACCCTGTGACCTTGAAGCCGACACGGTTCATCCCCGACTCGAACGGGCATCTGCGGCTCTGGTGCGAGTTGACCACGAGCGAGGTTGCTGGCGGCTCGCCTCCCAAGCACGGGCTGTACGTGGCCGCCCAGGACGTGGCGCAGGGCATCGGGCAGAGCAACAGCGTGTCGAGCATCGGGGACGCCCTGATTCGGGCGAAGGTGGCCGAGTTCGCCGACTCCCGCATCATGCCGCACGACTTCGCGGCCATGTGCATCGTGATCAACCGCTGGTTCGGGGGCATCGAGGGAGAGCCCGAGGACATCTGGGAGGCGAACGGCCCGGGGGTCATCTTCGGCAAGACGCTGGTGGAGAAGGGCTACACGCGGGTCTACCACCGTGTGACACAGGACGCCCGCCGCAGGGCGATGAACGCCTACGGCTGGTTCAACACGGGGGAAGTGAAGCTCGCCCTGCTGGGCGAGTATCGCCGGGCATTGGCGGGGTTCGACCTGGTGAACCCCTCCGCCGAGGCGATCAACGAGTGCCGCGAGTACGTCTTCATTGACGGGGGAGGCGTGGCACACAGCAAGGCCGTGGACTCCGACGACCCGAGCGGGGCGAAGGAGAGCCACGGGGACCGCGTGATCGCCGACGCCCTGCTGTGGAACCGGATGCGCGACCTGCACCGGGCACGGAAGGCCGAGCAGGCCCGGCAGATCCCAGAGCACTGCATCTACAGCCGCCGGAAGCGGGCCGAACGCCTGGCGATGGCCGGGAAGGAATGGTAGGCATGGCCGACGAGAAGCAGCAGTCCAAGGATGGAGTGCGGCGGCGCAGCCAAGAGGAGCTTGACAAGGCCCTCTACGACGCCATCCGCGACGCCCGCAAGAAGCAGGCGTTCCAGCGTCAGACGATGGACAGGATGGTCAAGCAGTTCGTGGGCGCCAACTACTCCGCGGACGGCGCGGACGACAAGGTGCCACTCGACATGCTCGCCTTGGCTACCAGCGTCATCCGCCGCCACCTGGTCAGCGACATGCCCGCCGTCTTCCTCTCGACCCGCGACCCCGAACTCGTGCCCGATGCCTACACCTTCGAGCTGGCGACGAACCACATCTTGCAGAAGATGCGGTTCGGCTTCGAGACGCGGAAGTGCGTTACGTCGGCCATCTTCTCGGTCGGTTTCATGATGACTGCCCTGGAGCAGAGCAAGGTCTTCGAGCGCGAAGGCCGCAACTACGTCTACGGCCGCCCCTTCTGCTCCAACGTCAGCCTGCAAAACAGGTTCCACGACCCATACGTGGGCGACCTGCGGGACGCGACGTTCGAGGGGCACCTCTTCCGCCTGCCCTACGATGCCGTCATGGACAGCGACTCCTTCAAGCACAAGGGGAAACTCAAGCCCAACCGACGCTCCGAACTCGACAAGAGCTTGCAGAAGGAGGGCGAGAAGGAGAAGTTTGACGACGAGTACGTGGACTTCGTGGAGTTGATGGCCGTGCTGCTGCCCCTGGAGGGCCGCTACATCACCATCCCCACGGATGAGGCCCAGTATGGCGGGAAGCCCCTCAACGAGTTGGAGTGGAACGACGAGTCGCCCTACTACATGCTCGGCCTGATCGACGTGCCCGACCAGGTGTTCCCCCTCTCGCCCATGCAGAACCTCGTGGACCTGCACGATCTGGCGAACCGGCTGTTCACCAAGCTTGGGCGGCAGGCGCACAAGGAGCGGACGATCCTCGCCTACCAGTCGAGCGCCCAGGCGGAGGCCGAGGAAATCAGGGAGGCCCCCGACCAGTCCCTCGTGCGGGTGGACCACATTGACGCCCTCAAGGAAATGAAGCTCGGCGGGGTCAGCCGCGAGACGCTGGCCTTCCTCCTCCACATCTACGAGCGCTTCAGCTACATGGCGGGGAACCTCGACAGCATCGGCGGCCTGGGCTCCAACGCGGACACGCTCGGCCAGGAGGAGTTGATGGCGTCGAGCGCGAGCCGGATGATTTCCGAGTATCAAGACCTCGTGTACGTGTGGCTCAAAGCCGTGACCACACGGATCGCCCGCTACGTTTGGGACGATCCCATTGGCACGGTCAAGATCGCCAAGCGGGTGCCCGGCACGGACATCATCGTGCCCGAGACGTTCGGGCCGATGAGCAAGCGGGGGACGTGGGACGACTACAGCATCGACGTCCTGCCCTGTGCGAGCCAGCGGCACACGCCGACGAGCCGCTTGAAGGCCATCCAGGGCTTCCTCTTGGAAGTCGTGCAGCCCCTGATGCCCGTGCTGCAGGCCCAGGGACACCAGATCAACTTCGAGGCCATCTGCCGCTACTTCGAGCGGTACGCCGACCTGCCCGAGTTGGCGGAGATCGTGACTCTGGCGGGCGGCGAGGGCATGGAGGCCCCGCAGCTTTCCGATTCGGCTCCGAAGCCGAGCGTGACGAATCGAACCTACACGCGGCGGAACGAGGGCAGCGGGCGGCCGATTTCGGCCAACCGCGAGCTGATGAACAGCCTCTTGTCCGCACCAACAGGAAGATGAGGAGAACACGGCGATGGCAGTCGATCAGGCAGCGTTGGACAACTGGTTCACCTACCACAAGCCGGAGGCCGACCAGCCGGCCCGGTACGAGGAATTGCGTGCCGCTGGCAAGACACTCGCGGAGACCATCGTGCGGCTGACGCCAGCGTGCGCCGACCAGACCGTGGCGATTCGTCATGTGCGGGATGCCGTCTTCAATGCGAATGCCGCCATCGCGTGCGGCGGGAAGTAGGTAGACAGGTCATGCCGATCTACTCGTACCGCGACGCCGATGGGAGGATTCACGAGCGAGTCTACCCGCTCGGGAAGGCTCCGCGCCGTATCGGCCTCAAGGGGGGCGGATTTGCCAAGCGAGACATCCCGGCCGACTTCCGCTTGCGTCCCCCACAGGCGAGTACGGGCGATCAGGCATGGCCTATCCACTCCGACGCCGTTGGGGTGCTGCCGTCGCAACGTGAGGAGGCGATTGCCGAGGCGGCCCGGGTCGGCGTCCCAACCGACTTCGACCACCAGGGCAGGGCGATCCTGCGGTCGCGCGAGCACCGCAAGAGGTACTGCGAGGCCCTCGGATTCTACGATAGGAACGGCGGTTACGGCGACCCCCAACGCGGGGAGCGCTGCAAGATCGATCTCGGAGACAGGCGGAGAGCCACGAGTCCCTTCGTGCCCGCCGAACTCCAGGAATCTATAGGCACTTTGGCAGGAGAATGAGAAATGCCGGACGACGTGCAGGTGGTCGAACCGACCGCAGAAGAGGCACTCGCTGAGGAGTATGCCGTCGAGCCTGATGAGGACGAACCCCAGGCCCACGACGAGGAAGCTCCGGCTGAGGAGCCCAAGGACGACGCCAAGCCTTCTGACGAGAAGGTAGACGACGCCCCAGCGGCCGAGGCGGCGGAACTGAAGCAGCGGGGTCTGGACGTGGGCTTGACCGAGAAGCAGCTTGAGGCCCTTGGCGACGATGCCGATGGCCTGATCCTACGCCTCGAAGCCCGCGACGCCGCGAACCTCGTGCAGCCCGTGAAGCCCTCCGAAGAGCCAAAGCCCGGAGAGCAAGACGAGCAGCCGAAGGACATCCAGGACATCTTCCAGGCCAAGATCGAGGCGATGGAGGATGAGGGCGTTCACCCCGCCATCGTGGAGTCGGTCAAGTCGGTCATGGAGTTGGTGTCGAAAGCCCTCAAGGGTGCCCCTGCCGAGCAGCCGAAAGGCGGCGGGCAGGATGGCCCGACGACCGAGGAGATCGACGCCATCTTCGACGGCTTCGACCCTGCATGGGAGTCCAAGTTCGGCAAGGGCGGACTCGTCGGCATCAGCGACGAGGCGCACAAGGGCAACCGAGTTGCCCTGTTCACGACCGCGAGGCACCTGCAAAGCGCCCACAACCAGGGCGTGGCGAAGGGCGTCATTCGCGGCAAGGTGTGGACGCTCAAGGACGCCTTCGACAGGGCATTGATCCACAATCACCTGGACGACTACCAGAAGGTGGTCGAGGGCAAGGTCCTCGACAAGCTCGACAAGTCCAGCAAGCCAGTGACACATCGGCCAAGCTCGACGCGCCCCCGCGACACTCGGAATCCCGAGGAGCGGGCAATCGCACACAGCAAGGCATTCGACAAGGAACACGAGGACGAGTTCTAGCAAGGCTCGTCCCTGAAGGAGCCATAGCATGCAAGACCAAGACATTGCCGATCTCGTAACCACGACACTGAAGGATCTGGGCCGCGGCTCCTTTGAGCAGATCGCCCAGGACCTTCAGCAGTACGAAGTCATGTCGAAGTGGCTGAAGAAGGACCGCGTCACCTTCGACACCGGCATCGGCATCCAGAAGACGCTCATGGACAAGATGGCCACCTCGGCGCAGCACGTCGGCCTCTTCGAGGAAGACGTGGTGAACATCGAGGATGTGCTGACCACGATGAACATCACCTGGCGCCAGGCGCAGACCTACTGGGCCTACGAGCGCAGGGAAATGCTGAGGAACAAGGGCTCGGCCCGCATCCTCAACATCATCACGCCGCGCCGTCTCGCCGCCATGCTCGGCCTGGCCGCCACGCTTGAGGACAAGGCATGGGCCTCTCCGGCGGCTGACAACGAGGTCGATCCCTACGGCATCCCGTACTGGATCGTGAAGAACGCCTCCGACGGCTTCAACGGCGGGGCGCCCGCTGGCCACACCACGGTCGCGGGGGTCAACCTGACCACGCACCCGAACTTCAAGAACTACGCCTTCACCTTCACCGCCATCTCGAAGGCGTCGGCCATCGCCAAGATGCGGATCGCGGCTCTGACGACGAACTTCGTGAGCCCCGTGTCCAGCCCCGAGAATCGCAACCAGATCTCGGACAAGTACCGCATCTACACCGACATGACCAACTACCTCGCCTTCTCGGACATCGGCGAGGGGCAGAACGAGAACCTGGGCCGCGACATCGCCTCGATGGACGGCACGGTCATGTTCCACCGCAACCCGATCGTGTGGATTCCGAAGCTGGACGCGGACACCACGCATCCGATCTACATGATCAACCACGGGACGTTCTACCCGGTCGTCTACAAGGGCGACTACATGTACGAGCACGATCCCATCCTGCTCCCGAACCGGCACAACACCTGGGCCGTGTGGACCGACCTCTCCTACCAGTACCTCTGCGTCGACCGCCGCCGGAACGCGGTCGGCTACTCGACCGCCTGATAGGAGAACGGGCGGCTCGACAGGAGTCAGCAAGGCCAAGTCTGAGTAACGAACCTTTGACCCAAGGAGATGATTCGATGGCAAACTTTGCGATTCACGAGGACCAGTTCAAGGAGATCCCGGAGCGCGTGTTCTTCTCCGGGACCACGGCGGTCCGCAGGGGCATGGGCCTCTGCTACGATCCCACCTACGGGACCGT